TGAGTAAACCACTTTTAGAAGCCTTGACAGACCTTAAGGCGGTTATTATGTCGGCTATTTCAGGCGAAGAAAAACCCGTTGAAGAAATAGTTGAGGAAGAAAAAGAAGTTGAGGAAATGGCCGAAGAAATCCCAACAGAGGAAAAGCCAGTTGAACCTACCGAGCCTAACGAACTTGAAACCGCTTTAGCTACTATTGCTGAATTGGAAGCAAAAAACGCACAGTTAGAAGCAGAATTGGCAACTTACAAAAATGATGCTACTCTTATGAGTGCACAACTTGAAGAAGTAAACACGGCTTTTACGGCTTACAAAGCAGTTAAAATGTCTAGTCAAAAATTAGGAGATACGCCTATTGACAAAAAAACAAAGTCATACGCGGAAATGTCAAACGCAGAAAAAGTAAAATTTAACCGAAACAAATAAAAGAAATTATGGCAGTAACATTTACAGGTACTAAATTACCACAAACAGAGTTGGCAGAAATCCAACAAGAGTTATACCAAGACTCAGCAACCTTTAGAGAAAAATGGGTTGACATTCAAGAAGGTCACAAATCAGGAACAGATGTTTACGAAAGTAAAGTTTCAGTAACCGCGAAAGCCGCTACTTCTGGAAAAGTTGTGGCCGATGCATCTATTGATTTGCAAGCCCAAAAAACACCAGTTACATTAGTATCAATTGAATTTTCTGATATTGTTGATGAATCAACTTTGTTGGATACAAGATTCGAGCGTTCAATGGCGGCAGGTGCATTTAATAGAATTTCAAACGAATTCGATAACGCAGTACTTCAGCAAGTAACGCCTGCAATTGGTGAAACTTTAGAAAATATGATTTGGGACGGCGCTACAGCAGCTCAAAAAGTATTAATCGCGGCTTTAGTTCCGGGAGCACCACAAGGTTCTATTTCAGCAGGTGCGCAAGCATTAGCGGCTGCGATGCCAGTTAATTTAGTTAACTCTTTGCCAGCGACTATCTTGCATAATGCTTCGCAATCAAAAGTTGTGCCGGGTGCAGGATTGGGTGACTACAAAAAAGTATTGACAATTGCAGCAGTTACGGCCGCTACAATCGCAGCAGAATACGCAAAAATTTATTCAACTGCACCGTCAAAAGTAATCAACAACAAAACAAACGTTCCTTTTATTTATGCACCTCTTGGAGATATGCAATTGATAAAAGTTGCAAATAATAGCGTTGGAGCAGCGTCTAATAAAAACTTCTTAGTTGAAGGGTCTGGAACTTCTGAAAAAATATCTTATAACGGTATTGAAATTAAATTCGTTCCGCTTGTTGGGTTTAGAATTTTATCTGATCCAAGATATTTGAAAGTAATTATGGATTTGACTTCTGATATGTCATCTTTGAATATTGGAGAAGTTGGGGAAGGTGCAATGCAGCGTTACATCAAAAATATTCAAACGATAACTACTTGGTGCACTAACCAAAGATATATCACTCTTTACGGAGGTTAATAAATAACGGGCGGTTAATTCCGCCCTTTAATATCAAAATATATGGCTTGTACAATAGCAATCACGAAATCACGTAACCTTAATTGTGTTACAAAAAAAGTAGGCATTCGAAGCCTTTCAATTGTTCAGTTTGACCCGTTAAATAGAGTGGTTACAACGGCGGGCGGTGTGGTAACTTTACCGGACTATATGCTTACAGCTACTTTGCCAGCGGGGGCGAAAATTGCACGTTTTGACGTAAAAAACACCACTACAAACTATACCGATACGCTAACCAATAATATGGATACCCGTTCAGGCGGACGTAAAGGTGAATTGCCTTTGGTTTTAGTTTCCTCAACTGGATTAGACAACATTTCGTTATCAGATTTAATGGACGAATTGACTAAAACGGAGTACGTTGCATTTTTAGAAATGAAAAACGGTGACATTTTCGCTATAGGTTCGCAATTTGGAGCATTTACCCCAACAGTAGTTGATACTACAGGCGGTCAAGACGGTGATTTAAACGGTGTTACGCTTACGGTTGCCACAGATGAAGCCGATTCATTCCGTAAATACTGGCTTGCACCAGCCGCAGCAGCTCAATTGTTAGCTTCAACAATGGCTTATTAAGCTTATTTAGAACTATTATAAACAAAAGGGCGTATTATTATGCCCTTTTTTATTAGAAAATCGAATGAAAGTAGTTACTCAAAGCGTGCCAGTCATTAAAATAGTTCCTAGATTGTATCCAATTATAATCGACACTCTTATTTTAGAGTTGGAAACCGGACAAATTATACCTATTGACTGGGTTTTGGCTGGGAATATTATAGAAATTACCTTAAATGATTTGACACAATTCGAGCAAAGAGGCAATTATTCGTTTACGGTTACTAATAATGACGTGGTTATTTATAAAGGAAAAATTATCTTTCTTAAAAACGACACTGACGTACAAAACTATTCTAATCAAACACAAGATAATAAAAGATGGCAGTAATAGAAGAAAATGTTTATTCATTTGCCGAAAAGGTAGAAAAAATGTCAGTTTGGCAGCCTATCGATATTAATCCAAATCGTACCGAGAACGGAGCAAATGCCGTGTGTAATGGCGTTCACAATTCTAATTATAAAACGTTACGCGATGCTTATGACGATAGCCCTACAAATCAAAGTATTATAAATTCGTTCGTTAACTTTATGTATGCCGATGGTTTAGCTAACGTAGGTTCAGATTTAGATATTTCAAAATATCTTGATGAGGACACGGTAGAGTTAGTTTGTTTGGATGCTAAAATGTTGGGTGGTTTTGCTTTACAAGTTATTTGGAATGATGACGAAAAAGACCGTAAAATATTAAAGTTTGAATATGTACCTATTGAAAACTTCGCAGTTGAATTGGAAAAGAAAACCGTAAATCCAAAAGTAGTTGGATATTGGTACAGTTGGGATTGGAAACAATCAGGAATGTATCAACCTGTACCGTGTAAAAAATTTGATGGAACTTTTCAAGGCGGTGTAGAAATAGTAATTATTCAAAGAGTTACGAAAAATAAATTTTTCCCTTTACCCGATTATTTTTCTTGTATTAATTATGCAATTGCCGAAGGTTTCTTGGGGCAAAATACTAAAACACACTTTCAATTTGAAAACAAAATAACAACAGTTATAAATTTCAATGGAGGAAAACAGTCAGCGGCTAGTGAAGATGTTAAAAAGAAAAAAGCCGATAAATTAAAAGAAGACTATACCGGAGGCAGTCCAAAACATCACGTTGTCGTATCTTACAATTTGGACGCTCTCGACGCCACGACTATTGATCAAGTTGAAACGCCTAATTTAAACCAACAAAATGTGTTTTTTGCAGAGGAATGCGAAAGGAAAATTATCGTGGGACATAGTGCGCCAAAGATATTGTTTTCCGGTTCAAACAACGCAAGCGGTTTTAGTTCCAATGCAGATGAAATATTAGTTGCTACAAAAGAAATGTACAGGCGAAATATAAATCCTTTGCGAAAAGTTGTTTTAGATGGTTTGACTAAATTGTTTAAATTAATTGACGTTAATGTAAAATTAGAATTTGTAGATTTTGAGGAGTTTAGAGACGGTGAAGAAGTCGCAACTGAGTCTTTTGATGCAAATGTAGAAAATGCAAAAGCACAAGCCACATTAAGAGGATCAGTAGGCGGTGTAAGTTCTATTTTAGAAATACAAGCATCTTATGTGAATAAAACAACAAGTTATGAAAGCGCAATTGCGATGCTTCAGTATATATTTGGTTTTGACGAACAAAAATCTAAAGAATTACTTGGAACTCCAAAAGAGGACGTAAATGCAATACAACCAACACTATGACAAACTTATTTATAACAGCCGAAAACGTCAAAGAAACCACTTCAATAAGCGGAGCAACTGACAACGATTCTATTTTACAAAAGATTTACTACGCTCAAATTACGGATATAGTTAGGGTATTAGGACAAGATCTATATGATAAAATTTATACAGATTTTCCAACATTAACAGGCGATTATTTAATTATTTACAATAAGTATTTAATTGATATGCATGTTTTCTTTACAGCTCATTATTTTACATTATTTAATGAGGTGAAAAGTTCAAATACAGGAAACAACATTCTTACCGGAAATTGGCAACCATCACAAAAGACAGTTCAATTATCTGAGCAATACAAATCGTTAGCTATTTCAGTTGAGAATAATTTTCGAGCCTTTATGGAAAATTCAACGATACCTGAATGGGGTAATGATAAAAAAGATGAAGAAGCTACTAATTTTAACGACTTCTACTAATGGCACAACAGCACATAAACTATTCTACTCCTAACGATGGACTAGGCGATACTTTAAGAACGTCACAAGTTAAAGCCGAAAGTAATTTCAATGAACTTTACGCAAATAAAGTTGATAAAGTTCTTGGAAAAGTACTATCTGATACAAATTATACACAAGCTGAAAAAGACCAATTAGCAGCACTTGTAGCAGCGGGTGCGAATGTTCAAAGTGATTGGAACGAAGGCAATAATTTACTACCTTCTTTTATTCAAAATAAACCAACCAATACAAGCGATTTCATTAACGATGGAGACGGAATACAAGCGTATGTGCCAGACGTTGGATCAGTCGGAGTTTATGCGCGTTCAGCAGGTGAGTGGATTGAATTATTAGAAGTATTCTCGGTTAAAATATTTGATGGAATTATAGGTGTAACGGCAGGTTTTGCCGTTGGTCAACAAACATTTACAATTCCAGTTGCAGGCAGTAAAATTATAAATGTTTATTTATCTCATTCAAAACAATACAAGACAACATTAAATAACACGTCTTTAGTAAATAGGTGGTCACAAGTTGGAGACGATTTGATAATTACAAAAGTTCCTGCACTAAACAATTATATCTACATCGAATACCAATAATTTAGAATCAATACAAATAACAAAACACTCTTAAATTTAGGGTGTTTTTTTGTTTAAATAATTTCCCAAACCACAATTTAATTATTGTGGTTTTTTTGCTTTTATAAGTGCAAATGATTATCTTTACTATTCTAATTGCAGTTAGAAACTAAAAAATATAAACTTAAAGAATCCTGATATGCTGCAACATTGATGGATTCTTTTTTTTGTTATGGAAATTTGGAAAAAAGTAGATGGATTTGAAGATTATGAAATTAGTAATTTTGGCAATGTAAAAAGTTTAAAATATGGAAGAGAAACAATAATTAATCAAAAACCAAATAAATCAAAATACATTCAATGTTGTTTTTATCAAAATAAAAAACAAAATATTTTTTACGTACATAGATTAGTTGCTTATTATTTCGTTCCAAATCCAGAAAATAAATCTGAGGTCAATCACATTGATGGCAATAAATTAAACAATAACGATTGGAATTTAGAATGGAATACAAGACTTGAAAATATGCAACACGCATATAAAATAGGATTAATTATTCGTAAAAAAGGAGTTTCTATGAATAAAAGAAAAGTATTAAATATTATTACGAATGAAATATATGTAAGTGCAAAACTGGCATCTAAAGAAGTTGACTGTAGTTATAAGCAATTTGGAAAGCAATTACGTAATGAAATAGAGAACAAAACAATTTTTATTTATGTGTAAAATTTTTATTATCTTTGGATTATAAAAATTACACCAATGAAAAAAATACTTTTATTTTTACTTTTATCGATTGCGGGATATGGGCAAATTGTTCCAACTGGACAAGAACAGGATTTCGACTATGGAATTAAAAACACCGCATCCCAATTAGACGATAACGCTGCATTTATAACCGTTCAAGATGCAACAGGAGTTC